TGAACGTGCTGAACCACTTGCGTCTGGGTAAACTAATATTCTGTTTGAAGGGTAGCGTCTTTTTATCTCTTGTGCCAAAGCATCAGTATCTTTTTGTTTACTAATTTCATCTATAATCACTAGCTTTTCACCATCCCTGACACCTACAACACAGTTGCAATTCATAACATTAAAATCAACCCCACACAAAAGAGTTTCCATCTTAATATCAAATGGGATTTTATTTATAACATGATCTTCTCTAAAGAATCTATTATAAACTTGGCCACTTGTGAGGTTGACCCATTGGCCAAGCAAGTAGGCTTTTATTAACTGAGGTGGATAATTTTCTTCAAGAGATTGGATAAAGTTTTCTGGTAAGAATGGATTATCTTTTGTTTTTGCTTGAATTAATCCTGTATCAGATTTTTTATTTTTTTCAAATGTTTCAAATGCCCAGCCATGACCTTCTGGAGTTGTTGTTGCATAGAACTGCTGAACATTCCCAGACCTTAATCTTGCAAGAGCCATGTTCATTGCTTGCTCCGCTTCTCTTTTTGGGATAGTATCTGCCTCATCAAATCCCACCGCACAAAGGTTTTGACCTCTCAATCTTTGATATGTAAGCATTGTCCTTAACAAGATCGTATGAGTTCCTTCTTTAAATTCCAGATTGTACTCAGGAAGAGGTGAGGCTCTGAAACTGTAAGGAATTTGCCATTGGTCTAATAGTTCATTCATTGTCCTTTGCAAAATATCTCTGAGCATTGGGGCTGTTGGTTCAAAGATTGCAGAAACATGACCAACATTTAAAGCTGCTAATATGCAAGATTTTGAAATTAAAGCATGAGTTTTGCCAGCACCAAAACCACAAACTAAGGCAAGTTTTCTATGGTCAAGATCATCACAGAATTTTGATTGATGCGGCAACAAATCTTGAGATATACGATCTATAGCTTGTGCTGTTGTCGGTAAATCATAAGCACCAATTTGATATAAAACATTTCCAGCTTTTGCTGTATCTAAAATACTCACGATACAATCTGTGCAAGTTTAGCAGCAGTATTGATTGCACCAAGAGCTATGTGATAATGACCAGCTCTTCTAGCTTCCATCTGTAAGGTACTACATTGAGCCAAAAGATCTGCCACCATTTGAGGTCTTTCCATATCCCAATCCCTCTTTAACTCTTCTCTAGCAATGTTTAAATATTTATCTACGGTTCTTTCTCCAACCCCCCAATTCTCTGAGGCATAGCGAACACAGTCAGATCTACGACCACCATTTGCAATAATACGAGCAAATTTTTGTGACCTAATTACAGTTTCAGCTTTAGTTCCTTTTTTTGCCATTAATTAAATGATACACGTTTTGCTTTGTTACCTGTAAAATCCTCCCATCTTTTAACTATTACATCACAGTATTTTGGATCTAATTCCATAAGATAAGCTTGTCTGTTTGTACGTTCGGCAGCAATTAAAGTTGATCCAGAACCACCAAATAAATCAAGAATAGTATCCTGAACTACTGTAAAATCTTTAAATGCTTTTTCAGCGAGAGCAGCAGGTTTTTGTGTTGGATGTTTATATGAAGAAGGAGCATCTTTTTTTATATCCCAAACAGCCATACCTCGTTCACCTTTAAATTCAGGAGTACCTTTTACACAAAAGAGAGCCATTTCATAATCTGGAGCGTACTGACCTTTTAAATCGCCCATGCCTCCTCCAGCTTTTCGCCAAATTATAGTTTGTTTATAAAAAGATTCAAACTGTTTTCTCCAAATAGGGTAAACATGATGCGAAGTCCAAATATAAGCTGCTGAATTTTCAAAAAGAATTTGCCAAATAATCGGTGCTATTTCTAAAATTTTATTATCATTTTGAATTTCATTAAATTTTTGCTGCCAACCAGAATTGTAATTTACTCCATAAGGAGGATCAGTGAAAACCATATTAGCCTTTTTATTATCCATCAGTTTTTCAACGTGTTGAATATTTGTGGAGTCACCGCATAAAAGCCGATGGTTGCCAAGAATATATAAATCACCCTGTTTTGTTACTGGTTCTTCTGGAACTTCTGGAACATCATCTGGATCTGTTAAACCTTCTGTTGGTAAAATTTCTTTTTTAGAAAGGATGTCATCAAGTTCTTTTTTATCAAAAAAATCATTTAAATCATGTTCATTTGATAATTGTTCAAGCATATCTATATCCCACTCTGACAAATCCCCTGTTCTATTGTCTGCTATTGCTAAACCTACTTTTTGATCTTCTGTAAGATTCGATCTTTTTACCGCAATTATTTCATCACCATCTGCCTCTATTATTTTTAAATTTTTAATTCCTGCGGCTTTTGCCCCTGCGATTGTTCCATTGCCTGCAAGTATGCGATTGTTCTCGTCAATTACTATTGATCTTGCCGCACCATATTGTTCTAAACTTTGTTTTATAAGCTTTGCAGATCGGTCAGTACGTTTACGAGCATTTTTAGGATCGTTTTGTAAATCGTTAATTGAAGTCATGTTGCCATAGTAGTTCAGTATCAAGAAATAAACAAAATTAGACTCATTTGAGATAAATAGGTGTTCCCACGTTCCCATGTGTTCCCAGAAATGCTTAAGACTTACCTAACCCTATATATACCCCTAATATACCTATTATTATATTTATATATAAAACATAGAGAACATAGAGAACATATATATATAAGATAGTGATTGCAAAGGTTTTAGCCGTTCCCAGTAGTGGGAACAGGGGAGAGAACAGGTAAGAACCAGACCCATTTAGGTGTTCCCTCTAATCTTTTTCTTTTACGTTCATAATGTAAGGATTTGAGAATGGATGAGACAGTCATGGTGTCAGATTTTGTTTGATTTGATATTGGTTTTTCTATAGCTTCGGTCAATAAAAGTTCTATGGTTATATCTTTAACAGCATTGGCTGGGTCGTTTAGATAGTTAATAATTACAGATTGCCAAGGGCTATCGACCATATATTTTAAGTTTTCTTTTTCAATTTGATTTTCCTGTTCGGTGGATAAAAAATGCTGTTCTTTATTTTTAAAAAGGTGAACGGCAGCCGACCATAATGAATCTCTTTCAAGTTGTAAAGCATCAAGGTCTATAGATTTTGTTGTGCAGGGTATTATGTGAAATCTACGATTGCCTGTATCATCAATTAGTACGCCTGATTCTTTATTTGTTGAGCCGACAATAATTCCTCTTCTAGGCCATTCTTCTACAGCTTTGCCATAAGGAACACGCAAAAGATCTGTTGACCTTGATAAAAATGCTTTTATAACACCAGCGTGTTTGCGGCTTGTTACTCCGTCAATTTCGCTCCATTCCATTCCCCAGCTTCTATGAAGAACTAAAAGATCGTCTTTAGATGAAATATCACCGAGGGCATCTGAAAAGAAAGGGCCGAACAGGACTTGCCAGAAAGAAGATTTTTTAATTCCTTGAGGCCCTTGTAATACTGTAGCTGTGTCATGTTTACAACCAGCCATGAAAGCTCGTCTTACTGCGTTGATAAGGGTAAGTTTAAGCATGGTGTCATATATAGTCGGCTCTGGTAGGTTTTGATCCTCTGGCCTTAGATATGTGGAGGCTATTCTTTCAATGCCATACATTTCTGGCTTGATTTCGTTGTAGCAATGATCAAGATAAAGTTTTACAGGATCATATTCATTCTCATGGGCAACTTTAAGAAGGCAATCCACAGCCATTTCTTTTGGTACTTTGAAACCAAGTTCTGCAAGTGTGAGATAAAAAAGCTCAATATTTTTTAAAACTTTGCCATCCATTTCTATCGAATGAGAAAAGATGTTGAATCTTATTTCTTGTTTGAGGTTGCGTAAAAAATTTATTAATTCCTGTGATGTAAGCTGTTCAAGTTTTGTTGGTAATATGGATGATTTTTCCTGTGGTTTTATTGAGTTTGGAAAATTGCGTGGTGGTGGTGTCCATCCATCCTCTGAAGCAAACTTTTGTAAAGTGCCTAAAGAGACACCAGATGATTTAAATGAAGCCCATTTTTTTTCACATTCACCAGATTGATATTTGTTGTTTTTTTGTGATAAAGCTTCCCATTCCTGTAAAAGAGAATCATCGCCAACAGAATGAGCAGCCATTCCTATTTTTAGCCATGAATCATAATCATCTAAGCGTGATGGGTTAATTGATTGGAGTAATGAACGTGCCTTATCTGAATCTGAATTATATGTTTTAACAGGTGTAGTTTTCTTTTTTTTCTGCTCCATCATCTTTTCGATTATGGCAAGAGGAGCTTCAGCTATGGAGAGATCTCTTGGTGATCTACCATCCATCCACCTATAACCATCTGTTATAGGATGTTTTCCAGAAACTATAGATTGTGTGCCATCCCAGCGTAGTTCAATTTGTTCAACAGACCCATCTTCATCTTTTACCCCTGTTTGAAATTTGCGAGTTTTTATTTTTGGCCAATATTTTTCTGGCACTTGGTAAATTATTTGAAATCTACCAACCCGACCTGATGTGACCATCCAAGAGGGTGGAAGTGATGAGAGAGAAAAACCCCATTCACCTAATATTTTTGCGGCTGAAGGGCCGTCATGATCTAAAAATAAAAGTCCACCAGAGGGAGTACCACAGCAAACACCTATACCTGTAGATTTTTTTGCAGATATTTCTTTAAACAGTTGTGATCGTGTTAATGGATTATTTTGCCAATCATTTTGATATGGTCTTTTATTTTGGACGGCAACATAACCCCATGCCTTTGGCAAGCCGAGTAATTCTTCTTTTATATCCATCTTTATGCAGCTTGCTCCATTTTTTCAGAAACTATAGATCTTAATAAACAAGACCTTGATTCAGAACCTTTATTATCATCAAGCCATTTTATTTGACCCTGTGAAAGTTGAATATTAATTGTTTTTAAAGTTTGCTCTTGTTCCATATCTAGGGTTGTTTATGTGTAACTATAGGGTAAGATACCACTAAATCTAGTAGAGTCAATGATTCAATTAAGAGAGTATCAAAAAGAAGCAAGTGAAAAGCTTACAAGGCTTTGTAATAATTATGGGCATGGATATTTAAGTGGTGAATGTAGAACAGGTAAAACACTTGTTGCTTTATCAGTTGTTAAAAATATTGAGGCAGATAAGGTTTTAATAATTACAAAAAAGAAAGCGATAAGCAGTATAAAAAAAGACATAGATTTGATGGATTTAACAGATAAAGTTGTTGTTACAAATTTTGAGCAGTTAAAAAATTTTGAAGGTACATCATGGAATATTGTGATTATTGATGAAGCCCACAGTGTAGGTGCATTTCCAAAGCCATCACAACGGCAACAGAATATTTTGAAATTAAGGTATGAAATAATTATTTTAATGAGTGGAACACCAAGCCCAGAAAGTTGGTCACAGTTATATCATCAGTTTGCTTTGACTAATGTTTGGAGTGAATATTCAAGATATGGCCGTAATGGTTTTTATAAGTGGGCTGCTGATTATGTAGACATTAAGGAAAAAAGAGTTGGAACAGGAATTGTTGTTAAAGATTATTCAGATGCTTATGTAAACGTAATTAAAAGAGATATTGAGCCTTTTATGGTCTATATGACGCAAAAAGAGGCTGGTTTTAGTCAGGAAATAGAAGAAAATGTCCATTTAGTGAAAATGTCTAGAAGAACTTATAGGCTTGCTTTGAGAATTATTAAAACAGGTGTTATTGGTAAAGCAAAAGGAAGAAGTGTCTTAGCTGATACTGGAGTAAAGGTGATGAGCAAACTAAAGCAGTTGTTTAATGGTCATGTAATAACAGAAAGACATGGCACAGTAATTTTTGATAAGAGCAAAGTTGAATATGTAAAAGATACCTTCAAGGGCAAAACTGCGATTATGTATTGTTACAAGGCAGAGGAAAAAATGCTTAAGAAAGTTTTTGGTGATCGTGTTACTGAAGATCCAGTTGAATTTAATAGTAATGATGATAAAGTTTTTATTGGTCAGGTTAGAAGTAGCAGGGAGGGAGTTAATTTAAGTAGTGCAGATGATGTTGTTTTTCTAGGGATAGATTATTCTGCGTTGAGCTATTTACAGGGCAGAGAAAGAGCCAGCTATTTGGGCAGGGATCGGAGTAATAAGGTTCACTATATTTTTGCAGAAAAAAGTATAGAGCCAAAAGTTTTTGAGGTAGTACAATCAAAAGAGAACTATACGATTAACCATTATCGTGATCACAGAGCAGCAATATCAGAAGAAGCTAATCGACAAATACGAAAAAGAGGGCTGGACGGTGATCAAGCTTATTATGTGCAACAAAGCTGGATTACCTGACTTGATTTGTATAAAACCAGATGAGGTTAAGTTCATCGAGGTGAAAGGGCCAAAGGGTAGATTGAGTGAAGTGCAGAAATATAGAATTGATGAGCTAAAGGAAAAAGGATTTGATGTACAAGTAATGAAACCTTGTTGACAATTGTTGATACTTAGACTATAATAAATGGTATAGAGACAACCCCCTCAAATGGAAAAAACTTTAATTCACCAAGACAAAGATAACAAGCATTATCAAATTAATGATCACAAGATTGATGGTAATATTTTTTACTTTCATCATTTAGGTAGAGACAAAAACCTAACTTGGGCAAGAGTCACAATTAGTGTTTGTAAAAATAATGACCCTGATGAAAAGCCAGAAACTTTTCAATTCGATGGAGTCAATTGCGTTGAGCAAGCAAACCAAAAACTTCAAGAATTAGTTTAGTTACTAATAAATATATCTTTGACCCTTCGGGGTCTTTTTTTTTGCAATTTTTAATCCTACAGCAGTATTATTATCTTCAGATACATCAAAACACAACTGTAGGCCTACACCAATATTTACAGAAATCAGTGCATAACAACACAACTGTAGGCCAATGGCAGTATTTTTGTTTTCTGTTGCACTAAAACACAGCAATTGCCTACAGCAGTATTTTTAGGATTCGGTATTTGTAAAACACAGCAGTTGGTTTGCCTAGAAATACTATCCTATAGCTGTATTTTTATAAACTGACTTACTAAAATACAACAGTTGGCCAACAGCAACATTTTTTAAAGCGGGTGCAAGATAATACAGCAATAGCCCGACAGTTGTATTTTAAAGTTTCATAACACTAAAACACAGCAGTAGGCCAACCGCAGTATTATTCGTTGCAAGATACATAAAACACTGGTATTGGACAATAGAGGTATTTTGTGTTGCGAGTGTATTGAAATACAACAGTAGCCCTAGGCAGTATTATGGTTAGTCATTTACTCAAAACACTGCAATAGGTCTGTTGACAGTTGTTGATACTTGTGTATATAATAGAGGTATAGCAACCCCTTTAACACAATGGCTAAAACAAATTATGTTACTGCAACAATGCCAGATGGCACAATTCTAAAAAGAAGAACTGACAGGCAGTACACTCATGTAATTGTTCGTAAGTATAAGCATCAAGATCTTAAGCGAACCGTAACTTATGAAAATGGTAAGCAAGAAACTTTTATTATGGACAGATGGGGTGCTGAGACTTGGATAGGTAGACCTGATTTAGTTGCTGCCAGATGGGAGGGTTTTAAAAACTCAAAACATAATTTCTATGAGTTTTTACTTTTTGAAACAAATAATGAAAATACAGGGCTAATTAATTAGCCCTTTTTTTTTTATTCACTTTACAAATTATTCAAATGAAAACTATTCAAGAAATTATTACCAGACTTAACTACCTAGAAGATCATGGTAAGCAAATCCAAAAAGACAAAGGTAGCAATTACTGGTTACAAGAAGTTGCTAAATGGGAGGATTTATTTTGTCACCATCCTGACGCAGGCCAGACGAGAACATCTGACACTTACCCATGGAGATGGGAAATGAAATCAACTTATCAAAAGGAGGCTAAGTAAATGACCATTTATCAAAATTTACCTGAGACAGAAATACAAATGCTTATCTCTGCATACGAAACAAGACTAAATAAAATCGTCAAGCCATTACAAAGGTTTGAAACTGGTATTGAAATATGCCGCTGGGGTGCGGATGCTAAACATCTTAAAAAGTTTGACAAGCTTTGGAAATGTGAACCTGTCGATTTCAAAAACAGAATGGAGGATCATAACTACAGAGTTGGTCTTGGTACTCCTGATTGCTTAACGGACGTTGTTTATACTAGAAAATTTAGAAACTCTAGTGTATATCATGAATGGTATCTTACTGAAATAAGAGCAAAATACAATGATTATTATTTTAAAATCACTATGTTGGCTCAATATGTTGGATATGATTACAGCCATTTAGTTGGGCAACTTAACTTTACAGAATTAGAACAAGCCAGCATGGATTGGTATTTAGAAAAAAATGCTAGAGGGCCTATAGCAGCCGATGGTTGAGAAGGATATTAAAAAGTTGACAACTGTTGACCATTAGTTATTATTAATTTACCCCTGAAACCAACCCCATGAAACACGCATTTCTCGCCCTCTGCATCTTTGGCATCGGCTATCTCTCAATCTCAGATTCACTTAGAACCTCTACTTCTATAGATTGTTATACATTTAATATCCAAGCTGCGTGTGAGGAGCTTGCCAGAAAATGATAAGTGAATATGAACTTGGGTTACGATTTTATAAAAAACCGAGGAAGAAGCGTCCAACCCCTGATCGCTCCGACCTCGGCAACCTTATCTTAACTATGACCGACAAGGAAATCTTTAATACATTTGCCACTGTTGTAGATTCACCAACTGCAAGCCCTTTTCTAAAGCGTTTAGCACAGGCTGGGCTTGTGGCTATGCCTGATGATAAGACTTTGATTTTAAGAACATGGCCTCGCATCTATATGCAATACGGCCCACACTCTGAGGAGTACAGACCATGACAACAGGATCAACCCAAATATCAAATGAAAACTATCATGCTGATTCTGCTATCTCAGCATCAATGCAAAAGGTAATGGTTGCTCATGGCCCTAAAGCTTACTGGAACTCTTTTCTTAATCCTGACAGGCCAGAACATAAACCAACTAATGCAATGATTTTAGGAACTCTTACTCATTGTGCAATATTAGAACCTGATGAATTAGAGAATCGTTTTATTGCTGTCAGTTCTAGAACTACAAAGAAAGGTAAGGAGGAGGCTAAAGAAGCTGAAGAAAAAGGTATGACGGCTGTAACTGAAACAGATTGGTCAAATGCCATCAAAATGCGTGATGCTGTATTTTCTGAACCTTATGCCAAAAAGTTATTAAGCTTCGGTGTTGCTGAGAAATCTTACTGGTGGGATGATGACATTTCTGGTATCACCTGTAAGTGCCGACCTGATTGGTTGAACAAGGATACTATCGTTGACTTAAAAACCAGTAGATCAGGAGCAAATCCAAGAGACTTTGCAAAAGCAGTGGCAAACTTCCGCTATCATTTGCAAGCGAAACATTACTTAAATGGCATTCCACAGGCAAAAAGATTTATTTTTTTAGTAGTGCAATCTGAATATCCTTTTGATGTTGGTTTGTGGGAACTTGATGAGGAAGCATTGCAAGAAGGTCAAAACTTAAGTAGAAGTGCATTAGATAAAATTGCTGAGTGCCGCCTGCTTGATGACTGGCCTAGCTGGTGCCAAACAGGAGTACAATCTTTATCCTTGCCCAGATGGGCATTTACAACCCCCTTAGAAAAATGAGTTTTAATGAAGAACAGAAAAAACTGTTAAATCAAAAAATTAACAAAAAAAATGTCTCTTTCCGCAGTGGTGGAGGTGGTCAGCAATTGGCTTATCTTGAAAGCTGGCACGTTATACAGGAAGCCAACCGCATCTTTGGATTTGATGGCTGGAGTTCTGAAACTATAGAAACATCCTTAGTTTTTGAAGATGCTAAATGTGTTTCTTATATTGCAAAGGTAAGAATTACTGTTGGAAATGTTATCCGAGAAGGAACTGGTGCTGGGCATGGCCGCATGGGTGGTGTTGGTGATAAGCATGAATCCGCAATCAAAGAGGCTGAAAGTGATGCTAGAAAACGTGCCTTAATGCAATTTGGAGACTCCTTTGGCCTTTCTTTATATGATAAAGACAAGGCATGGTTAAAAACTGAGGACAGCAAACTAGCTACCACCTCAAGCAATAAACCAATACAAAGATCTGAGAGTGACCAGTTCATCAAACAATGTGAAGCCTTTATCAATAACCCTGCTAATAAAAACAGTCTGGGTAAGTTGAAAACAAATATCTCAAAACGGTATG